AGACAACGCTGACGTAGACGGTAACCTCAATGTTGATGGCAATACACAGATTGATGGAACGCTCACGGTTGATGGCAACACGACTATCGGTAATGCTGCTGGGGATGCTCACGTCGTTACAGGTACTGTCACCTTCAACCAAGCGATTACTTCCACCGACATCACGGCGGACAACATCAAGATCGGCGTTGATGCTGCGACCGAAATCTCCACCACAGCAGGAAACCTGATCCTTGACTCTGCTGGTGGTCAAGTTCATATCACAGACAACCTTGAAGTTGATGGATTCATCCTGGTAGAAGGTAACACAACTCTGGGTGACAGTGACGCTGATACGTTAACTGTGAACGCAACGTCAACTTACACGGCACCGATTACCTCGGAACAAATCACTGCTAACAACATCAAGATTGGTGTTGATAGTACAAGTGAAATCAGCACGACTGGTGGTAACTTGACTCTGGATTCTGCCACGGGTCAGACCATCATTGACGACTCCTTGGAAGTCAAGGTCAACCTCGAAGTTGATGGCAACTCCACACTTGGTGATGCAAACACTGACACTCTGACTGTCAATGCAACTTCTACATTCACTGCTCCAATTACTTCTACTGATATCACCGCTGATAACATTCAGATTGGTGTATCTGGCGCAACGGAAATCGATACCACATCGGGTAATCTTATACTGGATAGTGCTGGTGGTACTGTTAACATTACAGACAACGCAGATATCGATGGTGACCTCAACGTCGATGGGAATGCTCAGGTAGATGGCACTCTGACCGTAGATGGCAATGCCACTATCGGTAATGCTTCTGGCGATGCCCATACGGTCACAGGTACTGTTACTTTCAACGATCCGATCACTACTACCAATATCACGGCGGACAACATCAAGATCGGCGTTGATTTCAACAACATGATCAGCACTACATCTGGGGTGCTTGCTCTTGATTCTGCTGCTGGTACAGTTTCTGTTGCTGATGACCTGATTGTTGAAGGTGCAGCAACGCTGAGAGGAAACAATACAATCGGTAATCAATCTACCGATACTCACACGGTTAACGGTGCTATCACTTTTAACCAGGCGATCACATCTACTGACATTACTGCTAACAACATTGAGATCGGTGTTGATGGCACAAGTGAGATCAGCACCACATCTGGTAACCTGATTCTTGATTCTGCAACTGGTGAGACTAGGGTCACTGATAACCTGACTGTCACTGGAACCCTTGATGTTTATGGTGAGACTGCAATCCTCGATACACTGAGAGTTAGATCAGATAACGAACAGTTTATCATCGAGAATGGCAGTGGAGTAAATCAGTTTAGTGTTGACACTGATAATGGCAATACCATTATTGAAGGTACTGTAACTATCAACGATGAAGTTGATGTCAATGCCAGACTGGATGTCAGTGGTGTTACCGATTTCGGTTCCACCGTTAACGTTACTGGTACTCTCAACGCTGACAGCACAACTAACGCATCTACTGGCAATAATTTCTCTGCTTCTGGTGCTCTACAAGTTGCAGGTGGTGCTTCTATCGCTAAGGATCTGGCAGTCGGAGAAGACTTCAAGGTCTATGGTGACTTTGAGGTAGATGGTAACGTCGTTCAGAAAGGTAACCAGGAATTCCGTGGTCGTGTTGAGTTCTCCAAGAACGAGAACCCAAGCAACCTGAATGACGATGCTCCGATCATGATCAGCAGTGGCGGTATGACCGTCACCGAAGATGTCTACATTGGTCAGAACCTCTTCCTGGGCGCTAACAACGCCACTACCATTACACTAGATGGCACAACAGGTAATTCTACTATCGGTGGAACACTTGGTGTCACTGGTAATACCACACTGGGAGTTCTTAATTGCTCCACCATCGGCACCACTGGTGCTACAAACGTCGGTGGTACATTTAGTGTTGGTACAACTAGCTTCACTGTGGTTGCTGCTTCTGGTAATACCAACATTGCAGGTACTTTGAATGTCAGCGGTGGCACAGTTATCGATGACGTATTTAATGTCACTGGTGCAGTTGACCTTGATAGTACACTCAATGTTGATGGTGCTACTACACTGAACGCTGCTCTGACTCAGAACAGCACATCACTCTTCAAGGATAATATCATCCTGCGTGGTGCTTCTAAGACTCTGATCCTGCAAAATGGTTCTGCTACCGACAAGATCACCCTGCACTCCACCACTGGTAATGCAGAGATCACTGGCACTGCAACTCTTGGAACTCTTGCAGTCACCAACAACACTACCATCGGTGGAACTCTGGGTGTCACTGGACAGATCACTGGTAACGTAACTGGCGACCTGACTGGTACTGCTGACAAGTCTGATCTTGCTGATGTCACAGACACCACAACTTCTAACCTTACTTACTATCCTACATTCGTTTCTACGAACAATGGATACACCGAGATTCGTACTGACTCTACCAACCTTACCTACAACCCCTTCGAGAACAGACTGACGGTTGCTAACTTCAAGTCTACTACTGACTTTGAAGTTGCTGGTAACTTGACTATTACTGGTGCGATTATCTACGGTCAGGCACAGGTTGGTTCTATCGCGAACCACGACCCTGATGCTCTGGCAGAAGGCGTCACCAACCTCTACTTTACTGATGAGAGAGTTGATGATCGTGTTGCTGCACTGATTGATGGCGGCACAGGTATTTCGGCAACGTACAATGATGCTGGCAACCTGCTGTCTCTGGCAGTTGACTTCGGTGAGATCAATACCGATGACCTGACTGAGGGATCTAGCAACAGATTCTTCACCCAGGCAAGAGCAAGAAATGCCTTCACTTATGGCACTGGTATTGAGCACGATGGATCTGGTGGTCTGCAAGTTACTCAGGCAGACATCAACACCGATAACATCACTGAGGGTTCCACCAACCTGTTCATTACTGCTGCTAGAACTCGCGGTCACCTGAGTGCTGGTGGTGATCTGAACTACAACGCCTCTACTGGTGAGTTCAGCATCAGTCAGTCTGACCTGAATGTTGATGATCTGATCACCTTGACTGGTCGTGCTAACGGTGCTACCCACCTGGCAGCATTCGGTGGCAGCACCATCACTGACAACAACACCATCAAGGGTGCTCTGGGTGAGTTGGAGACTGCTGTTGAGGCAAGAGCACTCATCACGTCCCTTGCAAACGTTGCTACCACTGGATCTTACAACGATCTGTCTAACCTGCCCACACTGGGCACTGCTGCTGCAACTGCCGCTACCGACTACGCAACTGCTGCACAAGGTGCATTGGCAGACTCTGCCACTCAACCAGGAGATCTGGGTGCTGTTGCTACCAGTAATGATTACGGTGATCTTACCAATCTGCCGACACTCTTCTCGGGTGCTTATGCAGATCTGACTGGTAAACCTACCCTTGGCACTGCCGCTGCTACTGACAGCACTGCATATGCAACTGCTGCACAAGGTACTCTCGCAGACTCTGCTATTCAATCCGCAGATCTGGCAACCGTAGCAACTAGCGGTTCTTATAATGATCTCGCCAACCTGCCTACCCTCTTCTCTGGTGCCTATGCTGACCTGACTGGCAAACCTACATTATTCTCTGGTGCCTATGCAGACCTGACTGGACTGCCTACATTATTCTCTGGTGCCTATGCAGACCTAACTGGCAAACCCACTCTGGGCACTGCTGCTGCAACTGACAGCACTGATTATGCAACTGCTGCACAGGGTGCAACAGCAGACTCCGCTCTGCAAGCTGAAACTCTGTCTTTGGCAGATCTCAAAGCAGTTGTTGCTGCTTCTTCTTCCTTCTCCGACTTCCAGACCCGCGTCGCCGCTCTCTGATAACCAATGGCAATTCCAACTTCTAAGGCAGAACTAAAAGAATACTGCCTCCGTAGACTGGGTAAACCAGTCTTGGAGGTAAACGTATCCGATGATCAATGTGATGATGCCATCGACTATGCGATTCAAAAGTTCCAGACCTATCACTACGAAGGTGCTGAGCGTGTTTATTTGAAGCACCTCTTCACTGCTGCTGATATTCAGGCAGGCAAGACTAACACTAATAGTCTTGGAAAAGATGGTACGACTCAGTGGTCCGAACAGAATACATATCTGTCTGTCCCTGATCATGTGACTGCCGTGGAAGGCATCTTTACGTTTACCGACAAAGGTACTCGTAACATGTTTGATATTCGTTATCAGATGCGACTGAATGATCTGTATGACTTCACGTCTACACAGTTCTATCACTACTACATGATCCAACAACACCTGGAAAGTATCGACTTCATCCTGGAAGGTATGAAACCGATTAGATTCAATCAGGTGCAGAACAAAGTTTATCTGGACTTCGACTGGTCTGAGGATGCCTTGGAAGATCAGTATGTCATCATCAGATGTTATCGTGCTCTCGATCCTACCACATGGACAGAGATCTATAACCAGATGTGGTTAAAGGATTACGCTACTGCCAAGATCAAGAAGCAGTGGGGTCAAAATCTGACCAAGTTCCAGAATGTCCAAATGCCAGGTGGTGTCACTCTCAACGGAGAGATGATCTATAACGATGCTGTCGAAGAGTTGAAGATCCTCGACGAACAACTGCGTACCACTTGGGAAACCCCACCCCTAGACATGATCGGATGATATGGCACTTAACAGTTTCTTCACCCAGGGTACAACGGGCGAGCAAGGTCTCGTGCAAGATCTCGTCGATGAGCAAATTAAGATGTTCGGCAAGAACGTCTATTACATTCCAAGAACTCTCGTCAGAGAAGATAGTGTCTTCGGAGAGGACACACTATCCACATACAATGGTGCATTTGAAGTGGAAGTTTATCTTGAAGATGCTGGTGGTTTTAGGGGCGATGGCGACATTTTCTCAAAGTTCGGTGTCAGAATTCAAGACCAGGTTACCTTCATTCTATCCAAGCGACGCTTCACAGCAGCAGTAGATGACAATGCTCAACTGATTGTAGAAGGTCGTCCTAATGAAGGAGATCTGATCCATTTCCCTATGGTGGGTAAGACTTTCCAGATCCAGTATGTAGAGCACGAACAACCTTTCTTTCAGTTAGGTAAGATCTACACTTGGGGTCTACGCTGTGAATTGTTCGAGTACAGCGACGAGGACATCGATACTGGCGTGGCAGAAGTGGATGCTCTTGAAACTAACTTTGCCAACGCTGTGGGTGTGGTCATGGCAGAAGGTGGCAGTGGTACATTCACAGTAGGTGAGACTGTTACTGGTGGCACTACCAATACAACCGCTGAGGTTAAGTCTTGGGATCCTGCAACTAGGACTCTTATCGTTATCAACCGTAGTGGTAGATTCTCCTCTGGCGAGACTATGACAGGAGACACAAGTTCTGCTGTCTGGTCAACGTTTACTTATAATACTATAAATAATTTGAACTCTGAATACGATCAAAACTATGCCATCGAATATGATGCAGATGACATCATAGATTTCACGGAAATTAATCCGTTCGGTGAGTATGGTAATAAAGGGAGCACTATCTAATGTTAGGAACATATTCATATCACGGTATTATCAAGAAGACCGTGGTGGGCTTCGGCACACTATTCAACAACATCGAGATCCGTCGCACCCAAGGTAGCAGAACGGAAGTGATGAAGGTTCCGCTGGCGTATGGTCCAAAGGACAAGTTCTTGGCACGTCTGCGTCAACTTGGTGATCTGTCTACCAAAGATCAGGTACAGATCAGTCTGCCTAGATTAGCATTTGAGATCCAAGCGATCACCTATGATCCTACTCGTAAGGTATCGCCCACGCAGTATATCAGAAATACGAAAGCAGATGGTTCCCTGATGAAGGGATTCATGCCTATCCCTTACAACATCAACTTTGAACTCGCTATTCTGAGTAAGAACCAAGATGATGCTCTGCAAATTATTGAGCAGATTCTACCATTCTTCCAACCAAGTTTCAACATCACTATGAACCTGGTGCCTGACCTGGGTGAGAAGAGAGACTATCCCGTAACGCTCACTGACATTCAGTATGACGATCAGTATGAAGGCGACTACGACACACGTCGTACGCTGATCTATACGTTACAGTTTACGGCAAAGACATTCCTGTATGGTCCTGTTCAGGACAAGAGCGGCGAAGAGATCAAGAAGGTCATCGTGGACTACGCTACCGATGCAGTCAAGACTGCACCAAGAGAGGTACGTTACCAGGTTACCCCAACATCTCTTACCGACAGGAACTCCGATGCAACGACAACATTGTCCGCAGCAATGGATGACAACGATGGTATCATCAACGTAACAGACGCATCTGCATTCACTACCAATACTAACATCCAGATTGATAGTGAAGTCATGCGTATCTCGAAGATCGATGGCAACAAGTTGTACGTGACTCGTGCATGGAACAACACAACCGAAGCAGCACACTTGAATGGTGCTGCCATACATAAGATCAACGAGGTAGATCATACCTTTGTTGATAGTGATGATAACTTCGGTTTCAATGAACTTTTCAGTGAATTTACAGATGGACTCTCCCGAAACCCCACAACAGGAGTTGACGAATAAGTACGACGGCATCGGGGAAGCACTCGATGTATCTACTGAAATCGTCAAACCCGAAGCACCAAAAACTGAGATCGTTGATACGACTGCTACAAAGGAGCAGTTGAAGAAAGACTATGAGTACACTCGTGGGAATCTATATTCACTGATCGAGAAAGGACAGGAAGCAGTTGATGGCATCCTGGAACTAGCACAGGAGTCTGATCAACCCCGTGCCTATGAGGTTGCTGGTCAGTTGATTAAGCACGTCGGTGACGTTGCTGACAAACTGGTTGATCTCCAAAAGAAAGTTGCTGACATCGAGCAGGGACCCAAGACCAAAGAGGTCAACACCACAAACAACACTATGTTTGTAGGTAGCACAGCGGATCTCGCTAAGTTTCTAAAACAACAACAAGATAAATAGTAAAAGCACCATTGTATTGTACCCATGGATAGAGTCCGAGTAATGGCAACTGAGGTTACCCTTAGTTCCGCAACCAACCTGAACAAGGCTACTGCCGTTCGTGTCGTGAATGACACCAACGCTACCATTGTTCTGGTAGTAGACGATGCTGCTGTGGTCTCTGCCCGTGGTGATGGTACTAAGTATGTTGCTCTGGGTAGCAGAAACGCCAGCATTGAAGCAGGTGGTGTTCTCTATCTTGAAAAAGATGCTTTGGAGACTATCGATGGATCAGGACTTAAATGCACAAAAGTCGCGAGACAGTAAATGCCCGCCGTCTCCAAAAAACAACAAAGATTCTTCGGGATGGTTAGAGCGGCTCAGAAAGGAGAGATGGAGAATCCCTCGCCTGAGGTTGCCAAAGTTGCTGCCACCGCCAAGCGTTCCGACGTAAAGAAGTTTGCTTCCACTAAACATAAAGGTTTACCAATGAAGAAAGAAGAATTTATCAACGAGGAAGACTACGATCGCATGAAGGATCGTCAGATGGAACGTGGTACATTCCGTCCTCGCAGTAAACCTGGTGTTGCTCGTTCTGGTGGTTCTCAACCCAAACCTATGCCGAAGAAAAAGTATGACGGTATGAGCGCACTTGATCATGTCAAGGCAGAAATCCGCAAGAAGCATGGCAAAGGTGCCATCATGGGAGAAGCAAAGAAAGATTGCGTCAAGGCAGACAAGAAGACCATGCACAACTGTGCTAAGAAGGTCTGCTCTGAGCAGTGGGGTGTTGGTGAGTGTATCTACGGACAGCACGCTATCCCTGATGCTGAGGGTAATGTCGCATGGTATGACGTGATGTTTGAGCATGGTATCGAGAAAGGTGTAGATATTTCGACACTGGAAGTTCTGGAAGAAGGTTCACATGGTGAGCATGTTGAGCACCAAGGTGAAGATCTAAGTGAGAAGAAAGGACTGTGGGCAAACATTCATGCCAAGCGTAAGCGTGGTGAGAAGCCTGCTAAGAAAGGTGACAAGGATTATCCTGAGACTCTCAACGTAGAGGGTTATGGTATGGGTGAGGTTGACAAGAAAGTCGGTGCTGTCACTGCTATTCCTAAGAAGGAACAGGATGATGCTCGTGCAAGAATCCTTGCCAAGACCGCTGCTAAACGTAAAGCAAAGTTGGCAAAAGAAGAAGTGATCGCTGAGCGTGGTGACTTCTGGCATCCCGATCCTGAGAAGGATCGTAAACTGGGTGGTCCTGGTGCTAACCAGCGTGCCCGTGAGGATCGTGCTGCTGCATCTAAACCTAAGTCTGATCCTAAGAAACTTCGTCCTGGTGAGTCCTACATGGACTACGCTAAGCGTCAGAAGGCATCTAAGATGAAGAGAGAAGAGGTTGAGGGTAAGACCTTCAAGCAGTTCCTCGAAGAAGGTAACCGTACTGGTCGTATGATGCAAAAGTCCAAGACTCAGGTCACTGGACACATCTCTGCCGACCGTGGTGGTGATGAGAAGAAGAACAAGGAAGGTCGCAAGAACTTAGAGAAGGATCTCAAAAAGCATGGCATCGGTCATAAGAAAGGTGTCGGTGAGTATAAGTATGGCAGTGGTGAAACTGGGCGTGAAGTTTCCTATCAGACCTCAAAACCTGATAAGATGTCCAAGCGTCGTTTCGGTAAGGTAATGCGTCGTCTCGGTCGCAAGCATGGACAAGAATCCGTGATTACCAAAGATAAGGACAAGTCTGCTAAACTGCACTACACTGAGAAGGGTAGTAAGGCTAAGTCCGACTCTATCGGTAAAACCAAAGCAGGTAAGCATCCCGAAGGTTACGGTGAAACATCTGGAACCAAAGTGAGAAGCAAGAAACTGCCTAAGAAAACTAACAAGGGATCTTTCCATTATGGCTGAACAACAGAGCAACGGAACGTGGAAGTGTCAGCACTGTGGTCTGACCTCCCCCAAAGGACACTGGCGTCCTAAGGCTTGGATCGACAAGCATGAACAGAACTGCCCTAAGAAACCAAGATGATTAGTTTCAAAGAGTACCTTAACGAAGCAAACAACTGCCCTGAGGGTAAGAAGTATTGCAATAAGTGTCAGATGTGTGTCGAAAAGACATGCGCCGAGAAGGCACTGAAAGAAGATGCTGTCGCCAATAAGAAGCAGCAACTCCAACGTCGTCAACTGCAACTGAACCGTCAGAAACTGCAACTGCAAATGAAGGCAGTACAGAAGAAAGATCAGTCTCAGGACATGCACATGAAAGAAGGTGCCTGGCAACGAAAGGAAGGCAAGAACAAGACTGGTGGTCTGAATGAAAAGGGACGTAAGTCCTACGAGCGTGAGAACCCTGGTTCTGATCTCAAAGCACCACAACCAGAAGGCGGTCCTCGTAAGAGATCCTTCTGTGCCCGTATGGGTGGTGTGAAAGGTCCCATGAAGAAACCCAATGGTGAACCCACTCGTAAGGCACTTGCCCTAAGAAAGTGGAAGTGTTGAGACATAACAAAACTGGTAAATAGTGGTATACTCCGAGTGTATCCGCATGATACCTATGCTAGCATTTTATCTAATGGTCCTCATCGTGGTTGGCATGGTTCTCTATGCTGGATACGAGGGGACCATTAGAGTATTCGCATATCTGGACTTAGAGTTGCGTTTTACGTGGGTCAAGTTTAGACTTTGGATGATGCGTAGGAAGTTAAAGCAGCAACTGCTGAAAGACCTTCCTGAATTCAACAAACTCATGAAGGAGAAGACTTATGGAAAGTGATCCAGGAAGAGAGTTATCCGACTTATCTTTGAGTAGAAAGGAGTGTCCACACTGTGGTGCAGTGTGGATCAACGGTCAACACATCTGGTCTGGTACAGGCAACAAAGGTAACGAACTAGACCTTGCTGGTCTTGTTTGTAACAAGTTAGCGAACGCTGACTGTATCAACCCATGTAAAGGGCAAGAGGGGGGTGTAACATGGGCTGAACGCCTAGATACATTAGACAGAGAATTCCCACAAGATGGAGAACGTAAACTGCCTGGTACTTGACTGGACCGTCGCCATACTCGACTTCTTGTATAGAGGTAGAGACTATCAACGTTTTTGGGTGCTCGAAGAAATTGCTCGGGCACCCTATTTTGCGTTTTTGAGTGTACTACATTTCCGTGAATCCATGGGACTTCGCGGTCCTGTACACATAGATCTCATGATACAGCACTTCGAGCAGAGTATCAATGAAACAGAACATCTTGAATATATGGAAAGCAGGGGTGGTAATCGTTATTGGATCGATCGCTTTGTCGCCAAACACCTCGTTCTCATCTATTATTGGACTAACGTGGTTTATTACTGGGTGGCTCCTGTGTCTGCTTATCATCTGTCGTACGAAGTAGAAGTTCATGCTGCTACAACGTACGCTAAGTATCTTGCAGAACATGGTCCTGACGAAAAGATCTTAGAGATTCTAAACGATGAACTACAACACTCACGCGAACTAAAACTTGCCATGGAGAAACTATGACCTTTGCCGATGTCTTACTTTGGACAGCAATACCCTTTGTACTATCCACGATATATTTCGGGATACGAAAGGGTGAGAATAATTACTACGAATCGGACGACTATAATGGAAATGGAACTGCTCACTGATACCATCGTAATCTTTGGTGCCACTGGGGATCTTTGTAAACGCAAATTGATCCCAGCACTCTACAAATTGTGGCATAAGAAAGAACTGCCTGAGAATTTTAGAATCATTGGTGCTTCACGCACAGAACATACGAAGGAGTCTTGGATAGATCATCTTGACAACGCTCGTTATTGTGAAGCATTCAAGGAACGTCTGGACTACATCCCGTGTAACCTAAGTGATGTGGACAGTCTACGTTCTCTCCCACTGGAAGGGAACATAACGTACTTTTTATCTGTTCCACCAGAGAGGTATGAAGATGCAATCACCAATCTCAAAGCATCAGGACTCATCGACGACCCAGAAAAATCCCGTGTGGTTATTGAGAAACCCTTTGGGTACGATCTTAAATCTGCTGATCATTTATCATCTGTGGTTTCTCGATGTCTACGCGAGAAACAAGTATATCGCATTGACCATTATCTTGGCAAAGATACTGTTAATAATATCCTTGCCACCCGTTTTAGCAATGTACTACTTGAACCACTCTGGAACAGGGATTACATAGAAGAAGTACAGATCTATGCTACCGAGACTATTGGTTGTGAAGGTCGTGCTCAATACTATGACGGTGCTGGTGCTATCCGAGACATGTTACAGAACCATGTACTCCAAGTCCTGGCACTGATTGCTATGGAACCACCTTGCAAGAATACTGCAAAGGAGATCCGCAGAGAGAAGGTCAAGGTCTTGTCTGCTGCAAGACTCGGAGAAAAATACGTGGCAGGTCAGTATCAAGGCTATACTGATGAAGAGGGTGTACCAGAGAAATCTAAGACCCCTACGTTCTCCGCTGGGGACATCTACATCGACAACTGGCGGTGGCAAGGTGTTCCGTTCTATTTCCTCACAGGAAAGAAGATGCCCTACCAATGTGTAGAGGTTGTCATCAAACTGAAAGCACCTGCTCTCAGTCTCTTTAATCATGAAACCAATGATCGTGTCGTCATGAGACTGCAACCAAATCCTCATCTGGATATTCGTATCGAGATGAAGCGACCTGGTTACAGTGATGATGTTGAAGCAGCAACTCTAACACATAGTTATGGGAATAATGCTGTGGATGGTTATGAGAAGTTACTCTATGACGCTATCCATGGAGACCAGTCACACTTCGTTCACTCAGAGGAAGTGTTGGAATCCTGGCGTATTGTTGACGACCTTCTCTGTACTGGCGATACTTGCAAAGTGCGTACTGTACCCTACATCTATCACGGTGGTCTCTGGGGTCCGTCGCACAAAACAGACTACATCACAAACTGGGACTATCCATCATGAAAAAAGAAACCGAGGAGGAACGTAAGAAACGCATAGAGCAGATCAGTAAGCATCTTCATCCACATGATGATGAACCTGATCCTACTGCTCACATGGGGAACTACAACTTTCCCCAGATGCTTTTTGCTTTCTGCGTCGGTTTCTGTACCATGTTTGTTCTAGCAGTGGATGAAATAAACGATTTCAAAGGATGTCCTTTTCCCGAGTATTTCAATGAGCCACGTTCAACTGTTCGTTAGAGCAACAATGCAGACTCCCTGGTGCCTAGGTGTCATGGGATTCTTTTTAGTCTTCGTTCCCATCATCGGAATGCATTTGGTGCATAAGTATAGATGGGAACACTGGGAACCTTTTACTAAGAAACACAAATGAAAGTAGGAATGATTGGATTGGGTAGGATGGGTGAGGGTATGTCCCGCCGTCTTATCGCAGCAGGACACGAAGTTCATGGATTTAGAAACAATGTTAGTAAAGCTGAAAAACAATTTGAAGAGGGTTATATCAGTGGATATACCACTTCTTTGGAAAGCCTTGTTCAAGTAGTCCACACAGGGACATCGATTTATGGAGAGAAGTCAGGAGAGACTGTACGTTCCCCTGGCGTCTTCATGATGGTTGTACCAGCAGAAACCGTAGAGGATACCCTTAATGAGCTACTACAATTTTGTGTGGAAGGCGATATTATTATTGATCATGGCAATTCCAATTTTAAGGACTCTCGACGCAGGGCAGAAAGGTTGTCTAAGTTGGGCATCCAATATCTTGACTGTGGCACTAGTGGTGGTGTTTACGGTTTGGAGCGTGGATATTGTCTTATGGTTGGTGGTGCAGATCATGCAGTATCCGCTTGCCGTCCAATCTTTGATGCCCTCGCACCAGGCATCTCTGCTGCCCCTCGAACCCATGACGGAGACTACATTCTCTACCCTGAGGAATATGGATGGATGCATTGCGGAGCGCCTGGCGCTGGTCACTTTGTGAAGATGGTCCACAATGGTATCGAATACGGTATCATGCAGGCATATGCAGAAGGTTTTAACATCCTCCATGAAGCAAACGCAGGTTCTCAGTATGTCAAGGAAGGAGACGCAGAGGTTGCGCCAATGGACAACCCTGCCGATTATCAGTATGACATTAACGTTGCTAAGGTGGCTGAGTTATGGCGTCGTGGTAGCGTGGTTGGCAGTTGGTTGCTCGATCTTACCGCTGATGTTCTACGGCACGATAGAGAGCTTAGCAAGTTCGATGGGGGAGTATCAGACAGTGGTGAGGGTCGTTGGACGGTTCACGCTGCTGTGGATCTTGGCGTACCCGCTCCTGTCATCAGC